ACCAAAACAAACATACGTTCGATTAGTCTCAACTAACCAAAACGCACAAAGAAGACGGCTCATCATGAGCCGCCCACTTCCGTTGCTGTAAACTTATACCATTTTGTCATAGTCTTATTATTCCTAGAATAGTACGCCATATAGTACAACTGCGGAGCCAAGTCACTCTGTACCTGACACCTAACAACCGTTCTCCTACCCTCAAGAATCAACTGGTAATTAGCACCCGCTCCACTCGGCACACCGACAACCGTACTTCCCTGCCCGATATAATAACTCAGGGTATGATTCTCAGGAATCAGTTCGCACATCTGTTCAATCGTAGTCGATTCAATCGGCACCGTAATCCCGAAACAATGAGCATCACAAACAGTCTCAGTCTCATTAATCCAGTTCGTATCATAATCCACAGACGTATACACCTTACTATACTTAAACCCACTATTCGCAGGTCTAAACTCCACAACAGTGAACACCTCGGTAAACTGGTAAAACTTAATCGAACCTCTATCCGAGTAACGCCACCCAGGTAACGCCGCACAGATATTCGGATATACATCCGGCTGTATATAGAACTCAATACTTCCTGAATGGTTCAACGCTTCTACAATCTGCGGCATTGTAACGGTAGCAGGTGTCAGCCCTAATTCCGTCACTAAAGTATACGTCACTCCCAGCTTATCATCTATCTTTTTCATATAGTGCATAGACGGTACTGCGAACTCTTCTTCTGTATACATATCGCTGAAATTAAAGGCCGTCAAGTTTCCATGACTATTCCAAACATCTCTTAATGACGAATAGAATCTGACCATATACAGGATAGTTTCCCTCTCCTGCTCATAAATCCATGACCACTGAGAATCGGGAACAGGTGCTCTAGTGATATGCGTATCATCCAGGTAAACATTGTCCCAGCCATCTCCTGCGATTTCGTCATATTTGAAACCCACCTCGCAGTTACATGCAAGTGTTCCTCTCCAGTCGCCCCACCTCTGAAACCAGGCATTACAGCCAATCACATAGGAATCTGTAAATGTCTTATTATACGGAACATGTGTAAGTTCACACAGCCCTACAAAGCAATCTCTATTCCTATTCTTCTGATAGCCTTTAATTCCATAATTCCATATCTTTGTCGGCCCTTTCTGATGATAACAAAGCATACTCCCCAGGAATCCAATATCACTTCCATTTTCTTTGATATTATTCATCCAGTCATAATACACCTTGTTTTCATCGACCATCCCTTTAGTACCACAAGCCCCATAACGCCATGCTTCATGATGTCCTCCGGTCAGACTATCGCACACGGTAAAGATATAATTATTAGCGTTCATTTCGTCAGTGAACCAGTTGAAATAGAGGTCAATACCATTCGCATTAGCTGACCAGGCATGTAAGTCTTTCTCTCTGAACTGATAATCTTCCCATGATACACTAGGGTCACCGCCTAAAGACTTGATATATTCTTCCACTTCTTCCTTTTCAGCGAGAGTCCACGCTGAACCTATCTCCTCATCCTTCGCCTGAGTCCTCATGTACTCGGTGAAGGTTGTTGTGATAAATTTCTTCTGTTCTTCCGTAATGTTCGGAAAATATCCGAACCCAAAAATCCCTAACTGCCAAGCATCTGGGTTAGCCATAGGAATTACATGCACGCAAGTATCTTTAGCAAGTATATCGTTCCAGAGGTCTACACCGTAGTAGCTCTCTGTGTTCAGAATCAGATTTTCCAGTCCTGCGAGTGTGATACTAGCAGAACATTCATTTCCATGCTGTCCATTAAATATGAACAGATGTTTGTATGCGTTTTCCGCTCCGTACTCCAGGCAATGAAGTTTCAGGCCAAGTACGCTGTTACCCAGACATTTGTATCTGAGTGTCGGGTATTTTGTAACAAGCTTATTGATATCCGCTGTTAAATCATCATAGGTATATGACCTAATCGCTCTTCTAACGGTATTCCCATCTTTGATAGGCTGTACCCCGTTAATTGTCTGGTAGTAATTGTATTCATTTCCCTGGCATCTGTTTTTCATAAGCCATTGAACTTGCTCTAAAATCCAGTCAAGGGATTTTTCGTTACAATTACAATCATTTCCACATCCAATTAACATATGCAATCACATCTCCTTCCATATACAGGTATTGTAAATTCGTCTTCAAACTCCAGGGCGATTGTCTTATAGAGATTGAATCTCCGTAACTGCAATTCAGATTCAATCATCTGTTGATTGGTAGTTACGCCAATGTTACCATGACTTCTGCCTATGTTCTTTTTTGTGTGGTCAAGCACACTCTTTTCGGTGCCCTCTCCCGTGGTTGTCGAATTGTTAGTGCCATGACTAGTCCCTTCACTGGATTCTGTTCCGCTCTCCGCAATTTTCTTAGTAGGTTGATAGGAACCGCTATCAAAAGCACTTACTTGCTCTTCTGTTATTCTACCAGGCGTGGTCGTGCTACTATCTTCTGTATTAGCTTCACCCTCCTGTGTGGTCTTAACATTGCTTTCACGGTTGGTCGTACTGTCTATCTCTTCTGTGAAATCGTCATGCCTATCGTAGTTTTCAATGGGGTTATACTCAGCGTGAAGAGCATCCCACATGTACTGAAAATCCGTTTTTCTGGAGGTGAACCAGGTATGCACTAACCTTTCTAATATATCCGGGTCAGAGTACCTTGTTTCGTTCTCTCCAGCATACATGTAGATATAATCGCTCATGGTTTCCTCTGACATGCCTTCTGGCAAGTCAAGCTCTTTCAGGATTGTTGGCTGGTACCTGACCATCCCCCACAATGTAATTACTTCCCTCATCTTGCACCCTCCTTAGTGCTTCGCAAAGCTCTACATCAATATATCGTTTTCCGAACAGGCGTTCCACCTGGTCACAGCATTTTTTCAGACGTTTCAAAACGCTGTCCAGGAAGCAGTCTGTCTCTGCGTTGTTAGCGTTGACCTCATCGTCTGTTAACCGCTCCCGCTTGTCTGTGTTAGCGTTCGGAATCCCGAAATCTGTACAGAACATATTGACAATCTTCCTCATGTCTATGAGCATATCCGGGGTAATATAGTTGTTCTTCGCCTGAGGGTTAAAACATTCCCACTCCCCTCCGGTTGTTTTCTGGTAGATAGCTGGCTCACCGTCCTGGATAGTATCAAACATTTTCATCATATTATCCGCTATCTTTTTATCTGGCACGCCGAAGACCATAGGGTTTTTGCTGTTGATGATATTGATCTTAATTGCTATATGCATCTCTGCCAGCAGGTCAGCATATGCTATCACTTTATCCCAGATGCCGCAATAGTCAGCGGTCAAGCTGAACACCACACAGTCCACACCGATTTTCCGCTTCGTCCCGTTAAAGAAGTTATTCTGAAAAGTTACATACTCCGGTCTTAACGCAATGGTCACGCCGCTGTATGCACCCCATTGAGCTACGAAACCATATTTCTTGTCCCAGAATACAGGGATATTCCCAGCTATGAAGAGGTTATATAAGAAATAATCATCAAGGCCGAACTCCCATTCATCCGGGAAAGTGAAGTCAAATTCGCTCATCACCTTTAATAGAAGATACCTAGCATAGTATCCTACATAAGTATTCGCCCAATTACAGCTATTCAGGTAACCAGCTTGATAGAAGCCCTGCACTACTGGCGTATTGACGAAGAAGGGATATGCGTTATTACATCTTTTTCTAGTTGACATAGAAACCTCCATTCATATAATTTTCTATGGTGTCTATTTCTGAGGAATACGCTCCTGTAATTGTCACTTCTGCATTTCGGCATTGACAGAAACCATCATAGTTTGACACGCTGTCACGCTTCGCCACAGGTCTGCCTAAACGGCCTTCATCAATCGGAGCCGTTTCACTGTAATAGCAGTATAACTCCACGTATTTCTGCCAGAAAGCGGAGCCTAAAGCCCCATTAGAGCCTTTTGTAGCCGGGTCAGGAAGAAAGCTGTTGACGGCATCCATTACGCCATTTACCGTTTTGCCAATGTCTAGTGTAAATAGACTGCCAATAGCTCCGACAGCATTGGAAATAGTTCCCTGCCAGTCCTGTCTTAATTGAGCCATGCTAATGGGGCACCCGAACTGGCAAGCTGTTCTGGCTACAGTGTAAGCACTCTCTCCACTATTGTTCACAGTGATATTAACGTTAGCGTTTCCTGCTACGAGGTCTAACTGAATAGATATCCCCATCTGACTATAATTATACAGTTTCTCCGGGGGCATGTCGATCCATTGGTCAATACACCATAGACGGTACTGCGTCCAGGGATTAAGTAAGCGATAGTCGCTATACGGTTTTGGGATATTGAGCGTATAGTTAAGCCCCGTATCTGTATACCAGTAGTTAGGCAATTTTTTGGCGAAAATTCCCGTGGTCTTGAACCATCCGAAATATATGTCCGTATCCTCCCAGCTTGCCGCAGTAAGTGGGTACGGGAAATATATACAGCTAATGATATAGTCCATAGGATTAAAAAACGCTTTCACTACATCGTCAGAAATTAAACTAGCGTAGTTGTCCTGATTAAAGATATAGTCGTTAAATAACATCATCTGCGCATAATCAAGATAATAGTATACCACTGGTATACCAGCATACCCAGCATTTTCGCCTATGGCACCAATAACAAAGCCACCCTGCTTATAATCCTGCGTTATATCAGCTACAGGGAGCCCTGTATACATGAGTTTCCGCCCTCCCTTTGCAGGAAAGGTCAGGTCTGGAATGTCCACATCATAACCGCTTGATGAGCGGAGGATATATTGCGAGGAATTTAAAATGCCGTTTCTATGGCTCCCCATGGCATCAACCGTTCCGGTTATTTCTACGGTGTTATTGTGTATATACCTGATATCCTCAATGAAATAGTAGCGTGAAAACTCTGGTATATAGAAGTAATTCCAGCTAGTAGAAGCTGATTGCAATACAATAACAGGATTCAGTACAGAGCACGGCTGTTTCAATGTAACCTCTCGTGTAGTTCCTCCAGTTGGCACTCTTAATTCATTCTTATCTTTATTGAATATGAAGAATGTTACTTGCATATAGAAAGTGGGAGACTAGAAGTCTCCCTCACCCCCTTTCTAATCCAGAGTGAACACAATCGCCTTTTCGGTGAAGTCATTGTAATACCTGTCAGAGAAGCTAATACCGTTATTGGTGTAAGCTCCTTTTCCGTTGTATGGCGTTGTCCAGCTCCGGTTAATGATTGTATTGTAACCAGCGGCTTCCCGGTCGAAGATGATACCCAGCACGTTTTCATTGTCGGCTGTTCCGGTCTTAACGGCTCCGGTAGCATCGGTATAAGCGGCAGTAACATTGATAGCCTGTGTATCTTCGATGGACTGCCAGAAATTTACTTCCTCATAATTTCCGATGTTCATGTAATTCTCATGGAAGATATCCCCATAGACCATGGTCTTCGCTTTTTCGAAGAACGGTGTATACAGGTACATCATGATATCTTCTCTCGGGGTGTGCCGGGTGATAGGCTTCCCTGTCACGTTAATCTGGAATTTCTGGGAGCGTTCACTCATGAGCTTTAAGTAGATTTTCAGTGTAGCCACGAAGAATTTCAAGAAGTCCGGGAAATTCTCAGATTTCAGCACATCCGCTTTTGTAAGTGATGTTCCGTTCTGCGCATTGTACAGGGTCAGCACCTTGACATTTCCGTCAGTGGTATTCCCTAACAGAACACCTCCGATTAAGTTCAAAATCGTTGCCCTTGCCAGGGATTCATGTGCCTGTTCCCTCTGGTCGGCCTTGTTCTGATACATCCCGCTCATGAACGCCTGGAAGGAATAGGGATTCGCAAAGGCAATGTTTAACTGGTAGTCGTGTACGCTGAACTCTTGTTCCCAGGTGGCCTGTCCGTAAAAGTTTGTCTGGAGAATATCTGTAAGATGTACTCTGTACATATCGACTGACTCGCCCTCTGTTAATTCCCATGCCGGATTTTCTTCCATGGGGCTGTCCACGTAGTTAAGCTTTCTCACAGCGTTGCCCCACTCCATAGCTGAACGCTCCAGCCCCCGGAACTTCCGGGTATATGGCCTGATTGAAATAATATCCCGGTTTGTGAACATCTGGGAGATGGACTCCAGAAGCACATCTGGAGCGCATTTCAAGGCTGTCTGTGCAACGCTGATAAAGGAACTTGTGTCCACGACAGCGGCGGTATTGAGCCTGGCCTGTCCTAAAATCGTGTTCAGAAGCGTAGAAATCTGAACAATGTTTAAATCTCCACCTGCCATTATTTATTTCCTCCTGTTGATGTGGTCGGTTCGATAGCTCCAATCATATCCGCTACAATGTCATGCACGTTGTACATATTAAGCCCCTGGGGGTTACTGTACTGCTGGAGCATAACATCTTTCATAGGGTCGAAGTTCTGCTGTCCCTGGGGCGGCAGAGTTGGGATATAGCTTGTCGGCTGTGTAGCCTGCTGTGGCATCTGCTGTGGCATCTGCTGCGGCATCTGCTGTACCATCTGCTGTGGCATCTGCTGTGGCATCTGCTGTGGCATCTGCTGTGGCATCTGCTGTGGCATCTGCTGTGGCATCTGCTGTGGCATCTGCTGTGGCATCTGCTGTACAGGCTGGCTCATCTGTGCAATCTGCTGGGAGGTAAACCCTGCCCTAGATAATGTAAGTATGTCCTGAATTGTCATTGTTTCTTTTCCTCCTATTCTTAGTTGCCATGAAGCCATATTGTAACATTCCTGAGATGTTCCAATCTGGTATTGGCTTGGGTTTCCCCGGTACAACTGGCCCGACTGTGAGTAAGAAATCATACCATTTACGGCTATCGTTCCTCACCTGTGTTTCAAACTGTGAAGTGTCCAGCGGCCTTTCAAAATTGTAGAGAAATGCCAGACCTGCATCCTCCGGGCTGGAATCCGTGGTTTTCCAATCCTCATAAGAAATCGGGAAAGAAGAGGTTGGAATCCACTGTCCTGCTGGAATTTGCAGGTCTAATGCAATATCTTGGGCGTAACCATCGTCCCACTCATAACCGTTGGCGGTCAACCAGTTTGTAATGTTTGTCGATGGCGTCCACTGTACCAGCCCATATCCTAAATCCGGTCTGGAAGGGTCTAGGTTTTGCCATACTCCAGGGTTTATACGGCTCTCCCTATTCTCATTACCCATTAGTCCTGCAATGGCGTTTAGGCTCCAGCCTTTTGCGGATAGGTCAGCATATTGTACTATTGCATTATTTTGCATTTCTTCTTCTGTCAGATAACGGTTGCCCGTTATCCACTCGTAGGTTACGGGTGTGCCATACCTCCAGCATGTGTCCCAGGTCGCCGGATTGCTGACAGTATTTTTAATCGACACCTGTTCGTCAAGGGGGTATCCCGTACCATGAGCACCCATGGTATATCTATCCTGGTATACCATTTCTGTATGGTTCCCATAGCTGTTATTCCTTACAAGTATATCACCGGGGAGCCATGGGTCAGATACCGGAACACTTGCAAAACCTAGTCCCTGCAATACGCTCTCCATTGTGTAAGTGGTAAATGCATTGTTGTTTGGAGCGTATCCGGGAGTTTCCCAGCCACCTGCCAGAAGACTATAATTAATAAAACTTGAACAATCATAATAGGTGATGCCGTTGACGGTCTGCTGGTTTCGGTAATCCTGACTATATCCTATATTGGGCGCATTGCATGTGTCAACCGCCCATTGATAGGTTAATGTTAAGTTAGGCATTATGCACCTACCTCATAGTATTCGGGGTTTCCGTTATCATCCACCCCAATGATGTTCCAATAGTCCGGGTCTGGCACGCCGCCGAACTCTTCTATCAGAACGGTAATAACCATGTTGCCGCTTCCCGTGCCTGACTTATTAATCTGTAAGGTGCAGGGAAGACTTGCCCCGAACTCCGGGAACTCTAATTCAAAAAGTGTATTTACTGGTACAGGTAAATTTGCATTTGCTTCGCTTTCCGTGCGGGAGCATATCATAGCGTAGGTGATGCCCTCCGGGGCGGTGATATAAGCGGCAATTTTCTTCGCCCCTCTGGTTTCGTCAAGCGTTATTGTGGTCGGAAAGCTTCCGCTAACGCTTACCATTTTACGATATATTGCGCTCATGCTTTAACCTCCAATCTTTCCGTCCTCCGCTGTCAGTACAGGAAGAGTGCACGCCTGTATAAGACGCTTATGCCAGGGGGATGTCGAGTTAAAGTCGTACTCCGGGATATACCTCCCGGTACAGTCCTCATATATACGCTCCAGTATGGTTTTCTGGTCACGGTTGGTCAATGCTCGGATTTCGGAGCCGTTAAACCAATAGACGGTGTCTTTCCCGTCCACTTTGTAAAAACACCACACAAGTATTTCCTCCTTTTCTTCAGAATCGAACAAACGTTCGTTCAACTGAGAGATGAAGTAATCCACACAGTCCAGGCCGCCCCCGTGTATCTCACAGGAACGGTGGGGGCAAGCCGTTGCGCTGAACTGTTGGTGTATGGCAACTGTGGTTCGGTTCGGAGTCCAGCCGTAGAGTTTAAACCACTCTGCCGCCAGGTCTAACGCCCTCTGTTCATTATCCAAAAAAGTTTCCTTATCGCCCATTGACTGACATATCTCGATAGACAGATAGTTGGCGTTTCCGTAGCTGTCCCCACAGTGCCATGCTTTATACGTCAAGTCCTCTGCCTGGAGGACTCCATCAGTGGCTACATATGCGTGTGCAAAACCGACAGCTGGGTCATGGTTCGGAAGCCACCCTTCATAGAATCCAATATCAGCATCCTGGCTTCCAGCGTCATTATGAAAACAGATGCCTACGGGATTCCCCCGCCTTTTCCCGGCTACTCCGTGGAATATTGACACTATGTATCACCCCCTAATGATTCTGACAACTTTGTCAACGCAATCGTTAATTCGTTGATTGCTGTTGTAAACTGGTTCGTTTCCTGTTTGTGATTTTCCTGTTCTCGGTATAACAGGAACGCAAGGGCGGCACATGCTACGATAGGAAAGCCCACAGAAGAAATGGCCTGTAAGATAAAGTTTGCATCCATATGTTTTTTCACCTCCTTTCAAAATGTTTCACGTGAAACATTTCGCTTGTTTCACGTGAAACGTTTTGAAAGAAAGTAAAAGATATTCGGAGACAGGTTCAGACGGAGAAATTCGTCCCAGGCGGTTCCGCCGCCTTTCTCCACGGGACATGCCTGCCTCCTGAATATAATATAGCATTAGGCTACAAGGTCTGTCAATAGCTTTTTTGAACGATAGGTTTCAAAAATGATGCGATTTTCCATATACGCTCCATACATCTCCCTTCCATGATTCAAGCGAAATTGCTCAAAGCCGAACTCGCTGTCTGGGTAGCTCTCCTTGGTCTTCATGGCACACATAGAGATATAGTATTCCGGGCGGCTCTTATGGTTATAGATATAGTAATTCCCGATATTCCACAAAGGAACGTACTCTTTTATGTTCCTTGAACTGATGTTTGCGAAATCGTCATAGGCGAACTTGTTTTGGAACGCCATTTCATTATATTTGAGTCCCCTGGTAAAATGATAGATGGCTGTTTGGGCTTTTGCTTCGTCAAACTCGGAGTTTTCCAGCAGAGAGAAGGTGTAGCGTCTTTTCCCGTCCAGACGGAAACGCTTCCCCTTGTTAATCATCTTTTCAACTGCTTCTGTCAATTCCAGGTCAAGAAGGATGGGGCAATCTATGTCGTTCGCATTTGCCAGGCAGTACATGTACAGCGGTTTCCTTCCCTCCAATTCCCGGTTACGGTTTATTGTCTCGTATGCATCCATGAGCATACGCCCTTCATCCTTCTTGCTCATCTCTCCGGGAAGAGGAACGAACTCGTCAAAGATAAGATAGTCAATATCGCTTGCGTCAAAGCCACGGATATTTGAAATCGTGTTAAGTGAGCATCCATAGCCGATATGCTTATTGTTATAGAAAAAGGCGTATAGGTCTTTGCTTATTTTCTCTATGGTAACGCTCATGCCCGTGTTCCGTTCAATGCTCTTGAATGGGCTGAGACTGACACGGACTGTAGATTCGTCCTCCATCTGAAAGGACTTCTCTTCGCATACCTCTTTAAGCTGGGTCTGGGAACGCCGCATGAACATAAACTTCTTTTCACTCTCCAGCATGTCCAGGAGTGCTCCGTATGTCTTACCTGTACCACGCCCTCCTATGACAAAGTTAAACGGCATGTCATATTTATATAAGGAAGTGATGCTGAAATAGTTTTTCGTGTCAAATTTTCTCTCCATAATAAAATAAGGGAGGTTCATGACCTCCCTATAGCCCTCCTATCTATTCGCACATTTCAACGGTTACAAACTCTCGCCCTGCCTTTGTGAGCCCGGAGGTTTTCATACACTGAAAGTCAAGGCCGAAGTTCTCTACCATCTCCATGAAATCATTCCTAAGGGTTGCACTAATCGTTGTGATAATCTCGCCGTTAGCGTCTACGATTGCCAGTACGGTATTTTCTTCGCCCTTCTGGTTTTCGTCTGTGTAGAGAATGAAGTTTACCGGGGTAATGATTGCCCCGTCCTCAAGCTCTTTCATCTGGGTAGCGTTCTTCGCATGTGTGATGCGGTAGATTTCTTTCTTACTTGTGCTCTCATCAAATACTCTCAATACTTCTTTTACCATAACTTCTTCTCCTTATTTTTCTACTTTTTCTGCTCTTTCCATAAACTCTTCTTTTGTGATTTCCATGCTGTAGGTTTCCTCTGCCGCTTCGATGTCCGGTAACACTTTACGAGCGGCGTTAAACTCACGCTCTGTTACAAGGTTACCGTTTACGTTGTATAATGTTCTGGTCACTTTCATTTTTGTATCACCTCCTTTTGTCTATGCTGTAAGTATACTACAATTTAACCAGTTCGTCAATAGAGTTTCCTAAAGATTCGATAAATTCATCCGTTACCCCTAAAACATAAGTGCCGTTTTCCATATGGATCCCAGAGCCGCTTAAAAACGTGCATCCGTCTACAGTAATTAATCTAGGGCTATTCCAGTCATTGTAACGGACAGTTCTTCTGCCGCAATCAGGAAGAAAGGTTTTACCGATGCAGAAATCTGAAAGGTCTTTAAGCTGTGCCGCACCTTTCTTTTTATCGACTCCAGCTAGGGTGATATGTAGCTTACCGTCCTGAATGTAGGCGTATTTCTTTGCTCCCCATGTGCGGAAATACTCATAGGATTTTTCCCGTTCCGCTACTCCCATATAATGAACGTTGCCTTTCCGGTCTGTGGCGTAAGCCCCTACAGCTTTTGCACGTTCAATCACTTTCTGGTTATAGGCTTCTACTTCCTCGCTAATGTCAATGCCCCAGGACTTTGTACTGTCCGTATCGTTGTATACATTCCCGTACTTTGCTATGTGTATCATGTCACGCAGCTTATGTCTGGCGTGTGCAGTTGTATACATGCCTACCACGTAGGGTAGGAAATTGTTCCGGTTCTTACTGTATTCTTTTAACGCTTCTGCTATATTCGGTTTCTCTACCGCCCACTCTCCGTCCTCATTAATATAGTAGGTCGGGTGAATGGGGTTGGTAAACGCCATGCCAAAGATACCGTTTAGTTTGTTCTTATCCTTAGCGTATAAATAATCGTCTACGCCTTTTAGTTCAGTCTTATGCACATAAAATTTGATGATTTCTTCTACAATTTCTTTTGGGAGATAACCTCTATCCGCTACGTGCATATCGGCTACTGCCATTTCGTCCCAGTCGTATTCCTGCTGGATGATATCATAGTCCAGTTCACATAATGTCATACCGATACAGGAGCTTTTAAGCACTCTGCCGTTGTAGAGGATAGTATCTTTTATGACGTATTTGTAACATTTGCTGAAAGAAATATATGGGTTGGTGACTCCACGCTTAATACGGAGGTTACGAAAATACACCCGGAAAAGACAGCACTTCTTAGCAAGGAGCCTGTCAAACATGCCTTGATTGTAACGCTTTACGAGTGTGAAACGTGTTACCGGATAGTAACAGGTACACATGCAATAGGGATAAGAACTGCTAAAGTCGTAGTTGTCTACACCTGCTAGTATCATGCCAGCGTATTCCCGGTTAGCGTGTGTATCGCCACCTCTCTCGGCCTCTAGGATTAATTGGTATACCTCTGGACTCATAGCACATTTTTGGAACCATCGGAAATTTGCGGGGTTTTTCTGCATGGCTTTACGGCAGTCCCTACGCACATAGCCTGTAGAGGTTAGAGGGATAGAAGCCAGAGTATCTTCCTCCAGGAGTTTACAGATAGATTCATGAAGGCCGACTACATCACAGAAGGTATACCAATATTCTAGCTCTGTAAGCGGTGTCTGAGGTGTTCTGCGTTTGGAGTAGTCGAAGTATTCAGTGGCTTTCCGGTGTTTCGCTCCTGCGTATTTACAGAACTTGTCTAGACTCATGTTTGATAGCTTATAACTACAGCGTTGCTCTATGCCGTTTGTACAGGATTTCAGAACTTTACGCTTATCTACGGCAAAAGTGCTTTGGTAGGGCGTTATCGTGCGGAGGAATTGATATTCGAAGCTTAAATTATGTATGTAGCAGACAAGCCGCTGTTCCTCTGTGAAATGGAGAAGCTTCTGGATTTCCTGGATGAAAGTGAAGTATTCATACCAGGTACGACCATGTACAGCGTATCTCCAGCTACCATCAGAAGAGCCTATGCACGCTTGCCAGATATACATATAGCCTATGTATTCTTCCTGATAGAGAGTGCTAGTTGATTCAATGTCGAATGTCAAAAAGGTATCAAGATATTCAACGCCTTTTCTCCCTGTGTAGTTCTTTTTATTCTTTAGCAGATGGTATGGAAAATCGTCTACATTATAGTAGCGTTCCCCTCCGTAGTGTTTGAATATTATCATAATACCTTCTTTCTATGTTTCACGTGAAACATGAATGGGATTTATGAATGTTTCACGTGAAACATATTCTCAATGAAAATAGTTCAGGCCTACTTCCTCGTAAAGTTCGTCCCATGCTTCTATCTTCCCTTTCTCAAATTGTTTCACAGCGTTCATGATATCTTCATAGGATACTTTATTCTCCGTTGCGAAATCGTAGAACTCTATAAGTTCTTCGCTGGAGTAACCGAGTTTCTTTAAATGCTTCACAGTCTCGGAGGATAAGAATTTCCAGAACTGGTCAGGCGATTGTTTAAAGCTTATATATCCCTGGAAACGTCTGGTTGTCTCACGTTCAAAACTGCGGATACCTCCTACGGTGCTGGTTCTGGCAGAGAGGAACCAACGCAGTTCGTTTAGTTCCTCCCGGAGGGTGAATAAGTCCATCTGGCGGTTGCCTTCATAGAATCGTGTGCGTTCGGTGGGCTGTAGGTAGCTGGACATGGTTGTGGCGTAGACGTATGCGCTTGTAAATCCTGCCCTTTCTATGTCACGGAGTCGCTGATTGGCACGTTTGGCAAGGCGGCGGCGTAGGTCATTGAGTTCTTTTAGGTTGTAGCTGGATGCACGCCGCATGTCTATGTTTGGGATGTCTTCTAGCTCGGCACGCTTGAAAGCGTACTGCGCTAGGTGGCCTGCTGACTGTTTGGGTGGTGTGGTGGTGCTGTTGGTCTTTGAACGGGGCATGTTAATTCCTCCTATCTATTGCGAATAGGATGGTGATAATTACTATCCAGATAATAATGGTTGTTAATACATCTCCTGCCATGTTAGTCCTCCATTATGTTTATAACTACGTGCTTGTCTGATGCATCTATTAAGTAGACATGATATTCAAGGTAGTGTGCGTTCTTTGGGACATATAACATTCTATAATGCGCTACATTGAATATGGTGTCATGACTCATGTCGTATACCAGGAATTTGATTGGTAGAATTGGTATTAGTTCTTTTAATTTCATTTTATCCCTCCTTTATCTTGTATGCATGTTCTTCACGTACTTTCTCTATGATAGATGTTATTCTATCCTTGCTTATGTTTTCATAGATAAGATACAGTTTATCACAATACGTTGTTGATTCTACACTACTTGCTCTCAGGGTTACACCTGTCCCGTAACGACCTGAATAACTACATGCGTATAATAGTTCATCTCTACGGCTTATATATCCTCTGCATGTAGCAGTACGAGTATTTTTTAATATCGCACCTTCCTCCATCATTCTTACTGCTATTTCTGCTAGCTCTTCTGATGTTATATAACCACATCTTGTTTCTGAGTTTAATACTTGAAAGTTACTCATGTTACACCTCCTTTATTATATTATAATA